GCCCATATAGGGCCGCTCGGGAGCATTCGCTCCTACCACCGAGAGGAGGTGACAATGATCACCATCGAGTATCTTGACATGCCTTTGGCCTACTGGTGGCCCAATGTTGGTATGATCACTGATTCCTTCATTTATGGAGGAATTGGTGAAAACCTCATTGTGCCTGGCTTCCTGATTCAACGGGAAGACCAAGACCCAGCAGACGTGAGCGAGTTCAACCTAGGTAGGTTGACACAAGATCACGTCAAGTGGGGAAAGCTCCGCGATAAAGGCGTAAAACACCTTAATTGCTCGGGCGATCTCCATGTGGCCACAACTTCCGTCCAAGTCGGCACTGAGAACGGACACCCGTACGCAGTGGGGTCAAGCAACGGTACCCATTATGGGTATGTTGATTGGCTTCGCTTCGGCGAGGACCGCTCATATGAGCAGACTTGGTATCCTGCAAACGTGACCTACTCCGGCTATGTTTATTCTAAGCCGGGCGGTACGAAGCTGACAACAGCTATCGTCTGGAATGCTGAGAAGACGAAGATGATAAATCTTCTCACTTGGCATCACCAGCCTGTTTACAGGAACGGAACGTTGTATCGTAGCGAAACGATTACTTCACGTATAGTGAAGTACCGTGTGTCGGGTACGCCGCGGGTTCTGTATTACATGAACCAGCAAACCGGTATTACCGGGTACCCGACTGCTACGCAGCAGGCTGCTGCCTTTGCTAGCATAGGAACCTCTGGTGGTTCAGTTTTTAACTACCAGAATATGCAGCAAGGCAGTTCGATCACTCAAGAGTTGGCGTACAGCTACATCACTGCAGCTGTTGAAGCCGAATACCGTAGCCTGGATCTGTTCTCGCAAGAGGACGATCCATTCACAGACTTCGGCGAGCTTGCTCTTGAGTGTTCGAGTCAATTGGACTACGTCGACCAAAACATCCTTGGGATGATGTTCGACGTGACAGAATGGAGGTCTTTCCTAGGTTTGTGGAAGACCCTCACTCATATCGCCCCGTGGAAACGGGCCGCAGATGCGGTTAAGCGATTGAGTTTGCGGAAAAAGCGGCCATTGCGTTCGACTCACGAAGCTGTGAGGACGATGCATGACATGCTTGATCCTGCAAGTTCTGTTTACCTTGGCACGTTGTATGGCGTATTGCCGAGTGTCTCAGACATTCGACGCCTGCAAGATGGTATAGTCAAATTTATGACTGTACCACTCTCGCAGCGCCTACATTCGCGCAAGGTGAGTCCGATCGAATACCCTGACGCCCTTACTGGCGAACGCGAGGCGGTTTTCACCGTCGAAACTTCCCGTCTTCCAACATCAAGCGACTTTAGTCACTTGAGACCGTTGGAGGACTGGCAAGCTGCGATCGCTGGTATGAAGCGTTGGGGGCTCTATCCAGAGGTTGGAAACCTCTATGATAGAATTCCCTATTCGTTTTGCCTTGACTGGATAATACCAGTTGGGGATACTTTAGATGCTGTGAACAATTACATGGATCAGGAGTGGTACTTTCCTATCCAGTATTGTATCTCATCACTAAAGTATACGAAAGGGAAATCGATCAATTCGATGGTACCAGCATCCATGCTGGCTACGGGCACGGTAGAATTTAGCTACTACGTCCGTACGATCAGTCGGGAGTTACCTCTTCCGACCGTCCCTCTTCCAAAAGTGGAGTCCCGGCTGGGTTTACACTCAGCCGAATCCGCCGCTCTTTTGTTCCAGCGGTTTCGTCCTTAGCGCTAGCTAGCGCAGGATGGATACGCAGGAATAGGAGGGTGGTCCGTCGACCTGTCCAAAGTGTACAGGTCTAAGGCCGGCGTTTAAACCGGCAGGAAGGAGCCCTTGATGAGCCAAACGCTCACCCTCGGCCCCAATGGAACTGATGTTCCCACTATCGGCACGATCGATCTTGCTGTGGAGCCTCTCCATTTCGATAGCGACTTCGCTATCGTGGAGGAGGCCCCCGGCAAGGTGGTCTATGCCGATCTGACAGCACCGTTGGATCAGCCGTGGTCGCTGAGAATTCAGCAGTCCACGCGCGCCAACATCTACTCCGGTACCTCGATCGACCCGTCCGCGTACGCTTCTTCGAAGCGTGGCGTTGACACGGTCGTCGAGATCCGCGGTATCGGCAAAGTTGTCGATTCCGTGTCCGGTGCAGAGGTGCTGCTCCCCTTCCGGTGGGCTCTTACGTCCACCATGCCTGTCCACGCGACCGTCGACAAGACGGTTTGCTTGGCGCTTGTGAAGCGCCTGCTCGCGTCGACCGCTCTTATGAGCGAAGATGGCATTCAGGAAGGGCTTGGGAATCTCCAGCGTGGCGCCCTCAAGAAGTAGCGTCGGCGTCCCCGTAAGTGCGGCTATCTTGAAAAAGATAGCACCTTACGCGGGAAGTGCCGCGCTAATTTTCTTGTTGACGCAGGCAGTCCCTGGTGGCGGTTCCCCCATTGTTGACAACTCTTCTAAGCGTGTAGCTACCCATACAAGGGAAGTTACTGCGCGAGAGAAGATCGTTGTCAAGGGGGGGTCTCTTGTTGAGACCACCACCGTGACCCGGGACACCCTTATCACTAAGGAGTAGTTCCGTGCTCACACTAAACCAAGTACTCAGTACCTGGGAAGCCGTCTTAGTTCAACTAAGGCGCACTTCGGTGAGCTGGCGAGGTAACCCCTTGTCAGAGAGAGATTTGCATACATACACGGAAGCTATTGTGTTGTGTGCTCTTCATCTCACCGATCTGTCAACTCGGTTCGGTGGTATCGGATCCACTCGTGAAATCGTCGCGTGGGCCAAGAATTTGGTCACACTGGACGTAAACGAGGTTGGAACCGCGTTATCGGACATCGTTGTCATGCTCAGACATGTGCATGCTCCAACGACGTACAATGAGTTTAAACGCTCATTGCGCTCGAAGCATCCGAACGTCGGTATGCTTCTTGCACCGATTCGTGGCGCTCTCCAGGATTTTCTGGAGAACCCGAACTACCGGGGCTTTTACGTGGTTTACCAATTCTTTTCTTTTCTTACTCATCTCACCTTACTCGATATTAATATCGATTTGGAAGATGAGTACGTAGAATTGGAAAACTACCTGCGCACTATCACATATGATGACCGCATGATAGCAGAAATGAACGCTATCATGATCGCTTGGATGGAGGGCTTCTCCTTAACGGAGGAGAACTTTCATCCTAAGCACGGTCCGGGAGCGACGGCGGAGTTGTCCGCTCGTTCTAACCCGCTCTTGAAGTACGACATGGCAGCATGCCATGACGACCTCATTGAGTATGTGTTTAGGCATTACGCAGGTGTGGATGTCCATTCGTACTTGCCTTTCAAGCCTACACGTAGGCTTGCGAGGCAGTCGAAGGTAGTCATGGTGCCGAAAAGCATCAAGACACGTCGAACCATTTCCAAAGAAGAGTCTTTGCTCCAATATTTGGAGCAAGCTCTCGCGCAGGCTGGTGTGGACTTTGTCCATAACCATCCTGAACTCTCTCGTCATATCGACTTGAGGGATCAGGCCGCTAACGCGGTGCTTGCGATTGATGGAAGTGGCGACGGTCGTTGGGCGACGATAGATTTATCGTCGGCCAGCGATACCGTGACGTATCCACTCGTAAAAGCTGTATTCCGCAACACGGCCATATATCCTTACCTGGTTGCTCTTCGGTCTCGGACCGCTGAGCTTCCTTCTGGTAGGATTGTGGAGCTTGCGAAATATGCGCCGATGGGGAGTGCTTTGTGCTTCCTCATCGAATCGCTTATCTTCGCTTGTGCTGTGGAGTACACCGTCCGGCGTGCACGCCGCACACATTTAGGATATTTTCCTAAGTGGCGGGTGTACGGTGACGATATCGTCGTACAGGATCCCATCTTCTGGGATACACTGTTGACTCTTGGTGGGCTTGGTTTTCTAACCAACGAATCCAAGAGTTTTGCCTCGCCGTATCGATTCAGAGAATCGTGCGGAGGTGAAGGCTACGACGGTAGTGAAGTGACACCCCTGAAAATCTCTCGCCGCTTCCAAGCGGTGAAAGGGGGGTTCGCTTCTGTTCACGCCACGCAATTCGACGGGACTATAGAGATGGCAAACTCTTGTCAACTCTATGGTTTCTCACTCACTCGTGCCTGGTTGGTGAGGTCTTGCCTCAACAACCGAATCGCCCCTCCCCTATTTTCGGAGAGTGGACGAGGCACATTGTACTCCCCTAGGCCCGATAACTTTCGGGCAAAACGTCGGTTTTCTCAAACCCACGTTTTGGAGTATCAAGTGTGTGTGAGCAGGCTACCAAACCGTCCGAAAACTCGGCGGTTTCTCCTAGAAGAGGAGAATTCGGTAGATCCTGTCGTAGAATCTGCAAGGTATTTCGAAGCTCTACGACTACTTTCCTTGCGGAAAGTGGACGGTGAGCTCGAACCTGAGCAGATTATTACGATCCCGTGTGGCCCGGTGCGTGCAAAGCTCCAGAAGAAATGGAGGAACCCGACAACATACGTTCCGTATGAAGTCGAGCGCTACGGCGTGTCAACATCCGATCGTAGTTTGGCTCACCTAATGCAGGTGGACACTACTGCGATGGATTTTGATAATCCAGAAGAGTTTCTGGACTGGGGAGATGATCCCCTCGCTGCGGCGGCTAGAGTCGATGAAAATGGGCTGGTTATACCAGCTCACTACACCGATCTCTAGCACTAACCTCCATTCTGCGTCCCTGCTCCTTTCAGGGGTGGTCTCGCAGTGGAGCTTTGTGCGCTAGGTTGTCCAAAGTCCAGGACAACCGAACGACTGGCGGAGGAAGGTACAGCTACGTTATCGTAGCCGAAGGGGCTGGAAGCTTCCCCAGACCCAAGCAGTAGGACCACGTTAGGGGGGTACCCCGGT